TAATAGGCGAGATATAAATTGATAACAAATTTGGTTTGAGTAGTGAATCTGTCATACCTATCAACATAGTTTAAGTCAACGGCTATCTTCATTAGAGTATCACCAACCACCTGTTTGAAACTCACACGATTCCCAAGTCTTTTCACAGCCATTAACTTCTTTACGTAATTGTAGTAGTCCTTACCACAAATCTGCTTTACACTTTTCACATTCTTAAGATAGAGTTGTAGTATCATCTTAATATCATCTGCATATTTCAAATCAATCACAGTATTCGCAATTTGCTGGGCCAGTACGGCACTTACTTTTGTTAGTTTCTTAGCTTCATCAACTGCTTTCTTATCTACAGTTTTGTAAACTGTCATCTTTTTAACGATTTGATCAATCACTCTTCCAGCTTTTTCCATCTTCTGCAGTTCAGCAGGATCTTCCATACCTTCTTCGGGTTCATAGGGTTTCTTTATTGCAACTCCAGTCTTTGCAGCATGATAGTATAGTGCCGCAAAACTCTTTATACTCTGTGAGATTCTATGTCGATAGGCCATTATAAAATCAGCTATTTTGTCAGGATCTGCTGTCTGAATAATCTGTGTATATTTTTTGGCCATCTCCTTTGAAAGAAATGTAATAGCACTAGGAATAGTTTTCTCACGAGCAAAGAGATGAGTTTTTGTCAGATGTTCCTGAGCATACTTAAAGAGGTCAGGATTACAATATGGGATTTGTCTGTGCATCAAGTTTGAGTAATATCTAACTCCCATATAAGTTAATGCTGTTTGAAATAATACTCTATCTCTTTTCTTTAAGGCAGCGTACATGACAAATATAACTAAATTTGTTTGAATCTCTTTAACTAATAGACCAGCCTTTGGACCCAGACCAGCATAAAACCTATTTCTAAATTCTTTTATGTCTCTCTCTTTCAATCCAACTGCGGCAAGTATTTCATAGAAATGCTTCTTAACTGCGGGATAATGGCAAGGTTCCACCATCTTACTCAGCTCATCCCCGACGGTACGTAGCATGTACCTTTTAAGTTTTGGAAGATTAATCTTTGATTTTTCGTATAGTGTTTGCATATCTCCTAACCATATACGGCAATTGAAATATCATCGTCCGTAAAGAATATATACTCCGGTCCATACTCAAGTAGTTCCTGTTGTGTAAAGTCTTTATAGGGGTCAAATTCAAAGAAGATATTTGACTCAGGTTTGAGAAGAGCAACGTGACTTACTCCACTAACTTCCTGAACTATATCTATAATTTCAGATCGGTAGATTGTCGCATTAACCCCGAACCTTTCGGTGAATGCCGCAATTAACGCTGCCTTAATATCATTTGACAACTTTGTTGCTGAGTCTGGATAAAGTGGATCTTTGTGTACCTCCATTTCTAACTGTAGAGGAATTTCATATATTGGAACAACCCAACCACCAAGACCTGTGTAAATGTATTTCACGCCCTTATTTGTTACATAAACTATTTCATCTGTAATAGGTTCTGTGAAAATCCAAGTTACTGATGTAGCATCTGAGCATTCAGCTATATCATCCTTGTGTCCTTCCCATGCCCCACCTTCAAATCCACTGACAATATATCTATCACCTAGTGATGGCGCAACGGGCACAGACGTCAGTCCAATATCAATTACTGGAAATCTAGAGACCTCGTTTCGTTGCATACCACTCATGGTTCCAGTTGTATGAGCAAATTTAAGATTGGTGAAGTCTGTCAGCATCCTATAGTCTACGAAGTCCATTGTGGCTAGCATATTTTGTAGGACTACTAATTCAAAGTTTGCTTGATTGATTCCATCATAGTACTCAGCTTGAATAACTGGGATATCATAGATTGTAATTTGAGTAGGGGAAGTAGCATCATTTGCTGTTAGATTGGATATCATAAACTCATCTAGGGACTGCCTAAATACTAACTCATTTTCATATCTTGCAAAGGTTTCAGTTACTGTACTAAGAGTGAATTGTATTGTTAGAAGATCCTCTGGTAGATCAGTATAAGGATCAATGATAACTTCATAGTATTTATTGACTGAATCGTTTACCATTGCATATGTTGAGGCGTCCTGAAGGATCTTCATTTCGCAGGTTGTCGTAGCATAATCGACTTCAGTTGTGGAGTATAGGAGTCTGAATATTGCTTGGCTACCAGACTTCTGAACGGATAGGGTTGTTGCAACCAGATTGTACTCAACTCCATAACCAGTTACAAGAAGTGGATTTTGAGAAATCTGATACATGATATAGTGGTAATAGGCAGCCCTATTATAAATATTGTCAGTTGATATATCGAATAGAGTATAGTAGTTTACTCCATCAATTGGTATAACCGTTCCCCTCTCCATGTAGACAGTGGTTATTGGAGAAGTGGAATCAATTGTAGTCCAGGCATTTCTCATTGGGACTAGTTGATCAACTACTGTTAGAGTATCATCTTCAGTTGTACCATTTTCTGTACCATACAGGAGGGTAGTAAATAGCATTATTTCATTGACTTTGATGTCTGATCTTTTTAGAATAGCCAATGAGTTTGGTGCAATTGGAGAAACAAGATCATCGTCTGTGCTTGTTAGTACAACATCAGTATGGGTGTAATCATCATAAGTTACAAGTCGTCCAAGAGATGTTATGTTGGCAATTGCATTGCTTCTGATTTCTTCAGTATCTTCTTCATCTTCTCCTTGTGTTGCTGGGACTGGATTTGTGACAGCGTAATTAACTATCTGTTGTATACCAGCGGTAGTTACATTGTAAATTCTTTCTCCTGACTTTATTGAACCAGCTATGACATTTCCGTCTGCACCTTCGGTTTCTTGCACAGAAACTTTTACAGTAGAACCAGGTATAGGTTGTACACCCATCAAACCATTACCAAAGTATAGTCGTCTCCCAAATCCAGTTCTTCTTGAAACGTACCCCTTATCTATCGAACTCATTAAATACAAACTTTCATACTCAGTCCACAAGTCGAAACCGGAGCTTCCTGGATCTCTGACTTCTACAACCTGACCAGCAACTTTTCCTTCAATAGGTACGTCAATTGTGGAAAACTGATAGGTTTTCAGATCTTCATCAACTTGAAATTCCTGAATAGTATCTTTGTACTGTCTGAGCGGAAGGACAAAACTAAAGTTGAAATTAGCAGTTGTATCAACTTCTACTGGAAGGTTATAAATATTAGTTCCCTCTGTTACTTTCACTCCAACAGCTTGATTATTTAATACTGTAATGTCGGTTCTATAGTAGGTAAGGAATTCTATCTCTTGTGCCTTGAATACAAAGTTTTCTGGAATTGTAAATGTAGTGGTAGCATCCGGAAAACCAAAAGGCATTGTCATTAGAATATTGACTGTGGAAAAAACAGCTTCTTTAGTATTGTAACCCAGAAATGCTGAGAGGTTAAAAATGGACTCATCTAATTGGGCAGAGGTCAAAAAGAACTCTCTATATGCGGAAATCTGGTAAAACATCAGATTACCAGTTAGGGTAGATATTATATTCACAATAAAAGAAAGGAAGGATGATTTAGTCAGATCAACATTTTCTAATTCTAAGTATGTCTTCAAGTGGTTTGCAATCTGCTCTCTTGTATTATCTCTTGACAGATATACCTGACTAGAAATTGTAGTTTCTGAAGCACCCGTAGAAGAAACTGTATCATTAGCCATATTTAATTTATCCCCTTAGCAGTCTCCTGGATTTGCTCCATCTCCGACGAAGTAGAAACCACTGTTTTCATCGAAGAGACTTTTTAATCTTTCTCTAAGTGTTCCGTTTTTGGTAAGCATTTTTGTAAGAAAGGCAGCATCAGAAATTTCATAGATCTTCTTCGTGTATTCAAAGAATGCAAGAATTCTAGTGACTTGCTCATCAACATTCGTGGTTGACTCACTTTCTCTAACTTCAATTTTTAGTTTCCAATATCTCCTATCTGTGTTTGCTGATATCTCAGCGTTTGTGACTATGAAAAGTGGATAGACGTCATTGACTGGCCTTAGATATTCCTGTTCAAGTTTAATCATATCACCAGGATAGGGTGTGATGTTGTAGGTATTCGGAAAAGAAATATTTGTTTCTCCTTCCTTTATATAACCTATATCTTCACCTGAAAATGCAGTTGATACTTCATCAGTCCAGTATATTGGAAGAAGAAGATATTTATCCCACCTCATTCCAGTTAAGTCGCCAATTCTTTCGTAAGATCCACCGAAGACATACTCATCTTCCCAAATTGTAGATTCTCTGTTTATGTTCTGTCTCTTATACACATCTCCGAGCCCACGAGACTAGGCATGATCTCGTATGCCGTCTTCTGCTTGAAAAAAAAAAA